CATCGTGGAACATTAAATGAGTTCGTCCCTGGTTACCTCGACAGTAACGATTGGACGAAATACTTCTTCGGCCAGCTCTATGAGCGGGTCGCGAAGTTAGAGGGTACCCGTTACGTTTTCGTAATGGGTTTACTCTCTCAGACGCGGGGGGCCGGTAGGCCGCCCCCCCTCGTCACGTTGCAGTCAAAGGACAGTTTCTTAGAAGCTGTCTGCACTGCACCAGAACGAGCCACTCCTACACAGGAGAAACTCGTTCTTGCCGCCTTGGAAAAGGTCCTTAGGGACCTACCACAGGAGGCTTTCACAGGACTGAGCACGAAAGCTCGCGTCACTGTGGCAACATCCGCCTCTTGGGAGAAAACCCGAAAGGAAGGCGGAACAGCGGAGGCGATTCGAGAGGTTCTCGAATCATACTCCGTCGATTCCCCGGTCCCGATCAGAGATCTGGACACAGGGAACATCGTCGGTAGTAAAGGCCCGTGGGGCTTTGATACCGTCGGGGAGTTTGTTTTCTGGGCTAGCCTAGATTACATTCTCCGTACACCACCGGAATACCTAAGGTATTTATTCCTCACGGTGGTGCAAGAACCCGGGAAGGCCAGAACGGTCACCAAGGGTATGGCTTGTTTAAAGATCGTTCTCGATCTTGTAAACAAGATTTGCTCCTGGCCCCTCAAGAAGGGGGTCGAGAGCAGTACTTCAGGCATGGGGAGATCCCACCATGCCTGGAATTTCTTCATCCGCATGATGAGTGACGAGATGAAGGATGACCTCTTCCGCGTTAGAGAACGCCAAGAAGAGGTATTCGAAGGTTATGTGGAACGCACAGACACCTTCGAGGACTTCTACGTGTCCTCCACGGACTACAAAGAAGCCACTGACCGGATGTCGCTTCGCTTTGCGAAGACAGCCGGCAACGCCTGGATGGTAAAGTGCGGAATTCCGCCTTTCCTCCGGGGGATTGTGAACATGGTGTGTTTTGCACCACGAACAATCGTCTTTGCTGGGACAGATGGTCTGTCCCGGCATGGAGAGCCTTCAACTCTTGGAGAGAACCTCCGCGAGGCGAAGATGGTCAGGGGAATCCCAATGGGAGACCCACTAACCAAAGTCATATTGCATTTGGCTAACATATGCACTAGGACTATTGGAGAAGGACTGCAAACAGCAGACTTCTACAACCGCTTCGGTAACCGCAATGCGGCTATCGGGGCGTATGAAAGAGGCCTGGGAAAGGCCCTCTCATAGTTCCAGATCAGTTTAGGCTGCCTGGACCTACGCAACCGTTCGTCCCTATTTAAGGG